CAGCAACATTTAAGGTAGCAGTACGCTGAGGAGCCGCAGCACCAGCAAGTTCTTTCTGGTATGCAATGGCTGCTTTATTCATAGCAGTTGCACGAGCATCAAGTTTAGGTGCATCTTTCTTTTGCTTGCTTTCATAGTCCTTCAGGGTGTTTTGTTTTCTGATTTGATAACTACGACGTGCAGCCTGCGCCTGTGGCGAAGTGCCAGTCAATACTTGCTGTGGTGAAAGACCAGCATTTGATGCGGTCAAATTTAAGTCTAATTGATATTGTTCTTCAAGTGGGTCTCCACTGTTATCCGTAAACGCCTGAACACCTCTTAGAATATTTCTTCCAAGCATTCCGGGCAAACCACCAAAGCCAAATGATGTTCCTTGTTTTATAAGTTCTGACTTAGCCCTATCTGCATTAGTCTTAACTTTTGGCTCGATGTAAACATTGGGGTCTCCAGCGGCAACATCAATATCTTTCATACGCTTATCAACATCTTTTTGTGTTGAGGAAAGACGGTCAAACATTGGAGCAAATACCTCTGGGAACAATTGTGTAGCATCAAACTGTTCAGATGGGTCTGGCAAACCATACTGTTCGTAGATGGTTTGCTTGTTCTGGATTTCATAACGCTTCTGGTCAACCTGCTTCTTTTCAGCAAACAATTCATCAACTAGACCGTCGTACAACGAAAGGTCGTTTGGTCCACCAGTTGGCTTGATTGAACCGTTAGTAATACCCTGCCTGATTGCTTCCTTAATCTTCAAAGCGGGTGTACCGCTCTGAATATCAGCCAAGATTCCCTGAAGGATTGGGTCATTGGTATTCTGCAATGAAATGGTCTGTGGAGCGTACACAGACATAATCTCTTCATCGGACATCTGTGACGGAGCAGAATACGAGTTTGACATAATGCCCATCAACTCGTTAAATATATTGCTCATGTCCCCAGAGTTGCCCCCACCCTTGCGATTCATGGCTAAAGCCAGAATTGGCAAGATTGAGTTAATGTCAGGTTGACCAGCAGGTAATTGAGGTGCCATATATCTAAAGCCCTTTGTTACATACCCGGATTGAACATATTGTTCAAAGCCGAGAAGTCAATTTGGCTTAAATCCAAATTGCTTAAATCAACTGGCGGTGGAGGTGGTTGTGGAATACTTCCACCCGCTGCAATAATCGCATCAATAATGCTTTGCTTGCGATTACCAGCAGCCTGCTCTTGCTCAAACTTAGACTGAGCAATCTGCTGAGCCAAAGCAGCCAAAGACTGTTGCCTTGCATTACCCGCCTGTGATGTGTACGAAGCCCTCTGAGCGCCCAAACCAGTGTTTGCCATGTTCTGCGCCATTCGAGACTCAGCCAAGCGTGACAAGTCGTTAGACTTGGCATTAGCGCCAAGCACGTCAATAAGGCTCTGGAATGCTCCAGCGCTCTGCTGACCAGCCAATTGCTCAGCCTGTATCTGGTTAGCAATGTCTGGTGACATTGCGCCATAAGCGTTCAAGTACCCTTCCATTGGATTAGTAACTGCTGGCATCTGTGCACTCAGACCAGCGTATGGATTGTTTTGATTCTGTTGTAGATAAGACTGCAATGCGCCATAACCAGTATCAACCAAACCCTGAGCAGCATCATAACCTGCTCCGATATTTCCAATCGCAGTATTGTAAATATCGCCAATGTTCTTTTGACCAGTTGTGTTCATTCCCTCAATCTGTGCAATCAAGTCATCAATATTTCCACGATAAGAATTAGATGTAATCTGGTCAATCATTCCCTGCAAAGAACGTTGTTTTGCTTCAGCAGCAATTCTTTCTTGTTCTTTTTTGTAATTGAACTCATCTCTGGCAAGACGGTCTGACGCTTTAGGTGCAGTAGATTTACCAGTACCTGTTCCACCACCAAGCATTTTTAATGCCTGTTGAAATGCGGTATCGCTACGAGTGCCAGTACCACCATAACTTTGACCACTAAGAATTTCGTTTTTAATTCTTTCTGCCTCAGCCTCACGGTCTTTTTCTAACTGCACTCCAGATACATAAGGAAGTGTTGTGGCATAAGCCTCTCCAGCACGAATGTTCTGTTGCGTGTTCATACCAGCAGTTGGAACATACGGCTTAGGTGCGGTTGCTACAACTGGTCTGTCAGCGCTACCACCCCATGTGCGTACACGAGGATTCTGTTTGTAAGCGTTTGGGTTTGCTTCATTAACCATTAAAAACCACTCCTCAATCTCATTATCTCAAGAGCATCCTGCTCGATTTGTCTTGCCTTCTCTGCTTCCAAATCCTGTAGACCAACCTTGTACTCATCACCAAGTTGAGCCTGACCCAAATTAAACATTGTGTTTTGTTGGGCAAGGTCCCGCTGTGCTTGTGATGTTTGACCAATGCGTTCAGTAGCAAAGTCCTGCAGCGCTTTCTGAAAAGCGCCAGTCTTTACATTCGGAGTAAACGAACCCCTCTTACCAAAAGAAGTTCTAATCTGTGGCAGAGCCTTCTCAAAACCCTTGTTCATGTCAGCAAGATTGCGCTGACCCCTTTGCTGTGAAACGAAGTTACCGTAAGTATTGGCTGAACCAATAGATGCGTACTTGTCCATAAGACCCCTACGACGTGCCTCAAAAGCACTTGCATCATACGCCATATTGTTTTAGAGCCTTTCTATCTTCAGAAACTTTTTTGCGAGTGGCTTCTGCATCATCTAATCGTTTGTTAATTTTGTCAATCTCAGAAACCAAAGACGAGACAATCTGACGGATGACAATGGCATCCGTAGATTTCAACGCAGTTAATGCTGGTATTGAAAAGGAATCCATCAGCCAAACACCTGCGAAGACAAAACAATTTGGTCATCAAACGCCAAAGAGGTTGGAACATCTACGTTCAACTTTGCATAAGTAACAGCACCATCAGCAATTTTTGTTGTTGTAACAGCATTGGTATCTATTTTTGCTGCTGTTATTGCAGACGAATCAATGTTTGCCCCAGTTGACAATCCATCAACATAAAGTTTTACATCAGTAAAGTTAGCATTCACTTCTGACGCTTCAGCAATAGTTCCGTTTGTAAACGAGTGTGTAATAGTTATAGCCATTATCCAGTTACCTTTCGTGCATTAAATTTGTATGAGATACTGTCAATACCCCAAGAGAGTCCATTAGGACCAGTGAATAAAAGTTGCACAGAACGTGCAAGCCCAAGGTTTGAACCACGAACAACCTGTGCACCTTCAGCCTGAACACCCCATTTGCCGGAGCCCCAATAACCTTCACCCCACAACATTCCAGAAGCAGAAGCATCAATTGAAATATCAAAGGTTTTACGTTCGTTGCCAGTTGCTTCTTCAAAGTTGTGAAACACTTTTACATTCACGGTTCTAGCGGTATCTGACTGTTTGATAACAATGTCTGGTCTACGCCACATCTTCTTTGCAGAATACGAACGACCATCAACCCAACCAGTTCTATAGTAAGAACTAAAATTGGTTTCAACTGTTGCAAGCAAATCGGTTTCAGCCTCAAAGACATCAACCTTTAGAACACGTGGAATACCCGGATGTATTGCAAGACCGAATGTTGTTCCTGCAGATGAAGTAAAGTCGCATCCACCAATAACACCACGGCTGTCCGCAGTTGAGAAGATTGTGTACGCACCACGCTGACCAATGGTTGGGTCAAAAATAAAGTTTATAGTTGCATTGGCTACAGATGTGATTTTAGAATAAGGCATTGACAACCACACACGACGATTTATGTATGAAACAGAAATCGTTGATGTAGCAGCGTCATTGACATAATTGTTTGGGTAGATAGAGTTAAAGTTATCTGACAAGTCAACAATGGTTGAACCATTATAAAAAAACAAACCATTTGGATGTGAATAAAAGTAAACACCATTTTCCGCTACTGCAATCTTGGTTGGAGCATCAACACCAAGCGTTGAGGTTAATTCAACAACAGAAAAATCTGCTGTTTCATAACCGTAAACAATATAAATAGAACGTGGCTTAAACACAATTAACTGACCTGCGTACACAGCAAGACCAGTTATACCGTCACCACCACCAAGGAAGTCAAAGTAGTCTGTTGCAGCCCAGTCTTGTGGTTCTGCTTCATGCGAGTAATGCAATCTGTTCTTGTAGTTTGTACCGGCATAATCAACCGATGCAGCAAACAGTTTGTTTGCATGAACAACGATGTGTTCACATTTTGGAAACTTGTCTCTAGCGGGAGAGTTATAGTTATTGTTCCAGTTAGAACCAGTCAACGCCGTAATTGCAGTTGCGTATGTGTCACCAGTTTCCCAGACATAACCCTTTGTACCATCATGACCAGTAGCGATATAAAGTTTGGCACCCCAGTTAGCAAAAGAAGCACCATTAACATTTGAAGCAACAATGTTGTTCCCAGATGAATAAGCAAGTTGTGTGAAGTTTGTTCCAGTTGAATGCCACACAGCAGTACTGTTAGCCAACATAACTCGTGGAGTTGCACCATAAAATGGATGCAACTTGTACGGAGTCCACGTACCAGACACAGCAGTAGAGTTAATCTCACGCATAGCACCACGAGTAAACAAACCACCACGAGGGTCAACCTCAACATTCAACATGTCAGGTGACTCATTGCGAGCCAACTGGAATTGGTCGGCCCTAAGGTTTAGACCACCAGTAAAGTCGTCGTAGCGTTCAACGGATACATTGCTCATTGTCCAAGAGTCGCTCCAAGCGTCTGCAACCAGCGCTTCATAGTTGGATACTGGCGACCAGCAGACATAATAACTGGTTGTGCACTTGATGCCTTCATCAAGTCACGACGAGCAAGACCAACACCCTCTTCAAATGAGTTCATGTACATCTGCGACAACTGTGCATCTTCTTGGCGTTGGTAAACACGGGCGAGCACAAAATAAGGAAGCAAAGCATGGAACCACTCATCAAGGTCAATTACCTCTGATGTATTTGACAACCATGTATAAACAGGATTACGGTAAGCACGAACCACCATTGGGTAAACTGCATCAGGTTTAGCCCACAGGTGAATCTTTTTATCCCAGAAAGCATAGAAGTATGGTCGGCTGGCAACATCTGTGTTGCCCAGCCAAATCTCTTCAGCATTGTCATACGGAATCAAAGTAAGACGAGCACCAGAAGTACTACTGTCAATTACGGAAATGATTTCTCGAATGTCACCAATAGTAGCAATCGTGTACTCACGCTGGTTGGCAACCGTGTTGAACGTGTAAGTCTCCTGAAGGAACGGCCACCTACGTTCTAATGCAAAAATACGCTGAAACCCTTCACGGGCAAACTGGTCAATAATAGTGTCGGGCAAATCTACTTCATCCAAGTCAGCCATATTCCGAACTTGTGAACGCAGAGTGGTAAGAGTTACGCTCATTTAGCCTGACCTTGTGACCTTAAATGTCCGATGCAGTAATCCGTGCCCCTAGCCTTTGGACCCTCACAGGTGTCCTCATTTGCTATACAACGGTTGCGCCCGATATACGGCGCAGATGGAGCAGCAATCTTTGCTCCCGCTGTTGGGGCTAGGCGGAACCCAGATACTGGCGTTCCGTAATACGATTGGGCTTGTACGGCGTTTTTCATATACAACTAACCCAATTTGTTACATATCCCCCATCACGAGTGTGGCACCGTGATGAGGGAATGTAGATTTATTTAGTACATACCTCGTGAACCACGGGTTGTTCCACTCTTGCGACGCTTCGCATCACTTGCTGCGTCAGCCTTACGCATTGCTTGTGCCCTTGAAGCAACGGCAACTTTCTTCTTGGGAGTAGATTTGGCTTTAGAACCAACACCTGCACGTACAACTGGACCTGCGTCATCCATGCCACGAACACGTGGACCTGCAACACGCTTTTCCTTGCTTGCGCCAGCACCAGCAGCAGACACTGAAGCCTTCTTGCGGGTTTCTGGTTGAGCCTTAATTGCACGACCAGTTGAGAACATTCCACCCGGTCGGAAATCTCCAACCTTCTTGAACTGACTTGGCTTGTTGTTGGCTACTTTCTTTGAGGCTTGCTTCGTTAGACGAAGTGTATAAGCCTTATTTGCTTTGCTTTGTGCCATTTTAATTTTCCTTTACTTCTTGTCTGAATTTGGTCGAACTTTGTAATTTGCGTCTTGCTTTACAGGAGTTGGACTTTTACCATACAAGCCGGGGGCTGTAACGGTTCCAGACTTTTTTACTGCATTAGCGTGACTGTCAACTTGTGGGTAGTTGTAAGGCATTATTGCTCCTTTTGAAATAGGGGGGTGGGTTTCTGCCCACCCCCCAGATTCAATTACTTACTTGCGGTAGATGGACACCGTGTTTGCTGCAGTGAAAACCGCAACATACGATGCTGATGATGCTGCTGCAACAGTAGCCATTCCTGCAACACCAACAAGTGTTACTCCCGAAGCACCAGCAGTCAAAGTGACTGCGTGGGTTGCTGCGGCTGAGTTAACAACAGTGAACTCAAACGAAGAGCCAACGCCCTCATCTGTGAACGCTGCA